AATCCTTCATCGTACATCGCCCCTGAAACTTGGATGAGCGTCGCCGGGTCGAAATGCTCTGAGACGATCTCGCCCATGATGCAGATGATATCTCTACAGAACCGGGCGGCTTCGTCCTGCTCGTCCTGAAGCCGAGTATTCGCATTGTTGGTCTTGAGCCGCTGCGCGCCCATGGTTTCCCGGGCGTCCGATGTACCGCGGAGAATGTCGGAGATCCCTGTTGTGCGGTCCAAATCCTCAATGATCTTGGCCCGAACCTCGATCAGGATTTGCAGGGTTTTGGAAATCTGCTCGATCGGCACCCAATCTATTGCCCCTTTCAGTCCGCCCTTTTCGGCAAACATGGCCCAGCTATTCACAGGGATCAGATTGGGCTCTTGTGCTTCCTGGAAGATGCGCTTCAGGCCCTCCGAGGAAGCATCATAAACGCCAACAACCTTGCAGGATTCCGTCAGGATATCGATGCGCTTGGAAAGGTCATCGATCTGCATGTACTGATCCTGGCTCTCCACATAATCGGGAACCGGAATCAGTGTGTCGTTCGTCATGGTGGCGGACCATGGTTCCGGACACGGGAAGAAGCCCTCAAGATGCAAGGGATCATCCTCTTCCTTGCAAATCTCCTCATAGGACTTCGCAATGAAGTAGACCTTGCGGGTGGGCTTCCACCAGATTTCATAGACCGTCGCCTGCATGCCATCCTGGCCAGATAGCGTGCTTTCCCCGCCCTGGTTAGCATCGGTCTTGGGCTTGTGATCGAGCTCGATCTTCTTGCCGATCTTCTCCCCGAAATTGTCGATCAGATCCTGCCGGCTAAGATAGAGCCTGCGTCCTTTCCCCTCGATCTCTTCTTCAATGCGTGCGCCGGCGGGAAATGTGTAATAGTCCTTCCAATGGACGTAATCGATGCCGAGGCTTTCGCTCAGGAACTCGCGCTGTTGAGCTTCCTCGGCCTGTTCTTCCTTCTCATCAACCAACTCGCCATTGATCTCGATATCGTTGTTGGCCTTCTGAGGAGGGCTGATCGGCGCCCCAAACTTGGGATTATAGCGCACCCAAACTTGGCCACGTCCGGGAAGCATATAATCGGTCCGGCAGCGCTTAAGCGCCGCATGAAAACCGCTAGTTGGCAGTTCATACCGCAATGCACGCTCAAGGATGGTCGACGCCACCCGTCCGGTTGTGTCCTTGTCCAAAAACCGCCGTTCGCAGATCGGAACCGGAAGCTTGGAGTAGATGGCGGATTTCTTGGTCTGCGTATTGGCCCAGAACAAGTTCAGGCGCTTGGCAACCCCAACGTCACGTTCTTCCCGCTCATCCCGGAAATGCTTGATGATCTTGTCACCGCGTTTATGCCAGCGGTTTGTGGCCTTATCGACCTGCTCGATCTGGGATTTCCAATGAGCTGCCATCTCTTGATTTTTGGTGATAGCGATGGCCATCAAGGCTGATCCCTCAATAAATCAGCAAGACCATCGCCATTTGAATTGCCATACATCAAGTTATAATTGAGACTAGCTTCCAAGCTAGCCATTCCAGTTTGGAAATGCTTCAACCTGTGGCGCGCCTCCAAACGATCTCGCTTGCGAATATCTTTCAAGTCAGAAGCGATCAGATCGCGCACATCTCGAAGATCGTATTTGACGATATCAAGTATCCTCATGGCTTCTTGCTCATTTCCAGACCTTGCTGGATGTCTTCGTTGGCGAGATGATCAGCCTTTGGTCTACACATCGGGCATGGTTCGCCCGGATAAACTGGAATAGCATTCGCATACGGCATGATCCAACCGATGTTAAGTTTCCCTGTATCATTGCAATACGCACAATTGCAGAATGGCGACGCCATCATATCCGCCCGTTCCTTCTGGCTTCCGGCTGCTCCCAGAGATCATCAAGGCTGACCTGATTGCCAGGTCCTACCATCAGCAGTTTGCCAAGCGCCTTCTTGCTCACATCCTTGATGTACGGACGCGACATGCAGGCATATCGGATTTCGTCGGGAGCATGATCTTCGCTCTCCGTATCCACGTCCTCAGCCTTGACAGGATCGTGCTGGAGCGCAGGTAAAGTTCTGATGGTGTCCCGGCAGGTCGAGAAGAAATAAATCATGGGACGCTCTCCGTCGCCCACGAGGCGGGCACGTACTTGGTCCCACCCACCCATAGCGCCTCGGGCAGCCGTACGTGCGTTGTCTGCCCGTCTGAAATATATCTTACGGGAGGCCATACGCTCGCCAATCGAGGGGCCGCCGTCCGATGCGAATGCATTGGGATCAAGCACCCCGTATGAGATCGCCGGTTCACCTTCGAGCCCACGCGGTTCATGAACCTCTCGCTCGCGGATGCCATCGGCTACCGCTTCTGCTGTAAGTTTGAGGCCGATGTTGGGAGCGCTGGCGCCATACCATTCCCGGTAGCGAACCATTGATCCGCGTGGAAGAATGTCTTTCCGTCCGCCGTCCGATAGGTGAAAATCGTCTCCGACAACCGCCCACCAGCCGATGCTGAAGGGCTTTGCCGATCCCCAATCACCAGAGCGAAAACGCGTCCATGACGCTGGAATCTCAAAAGGCCGGAGAACATGCTTCTCAGTGCTCCATTCGGGAAAGAATGCGCCTTCGATGACTGACCAATCACCTGTCAGCCAAGCTTTTACTAGATTTTCCGACCCCACCTGAAACAAATTGGCAACATAGTCGTCGCCCAAATACTTGTTATCCACCACTTTTGACGGAATGAATACTCGCGTCTTTTCAATCTTCTTCTTGTTGAATGGGTTGATATACTCAAAACGGAAGATTTCCATGCCCTGGGGATGAGTATCCAGCCGGTAGCGGGCCTTGACCCATTGATGGCCAGGCCCACCAGGGTTGCAGGTGGATTTCATCTGGCAGGGAACCCCGTGACCGCTGCGAAGCGTTGCAGTCAGTTTGGCAACAGGGCTTTCAGATGGGAATGTTCCTACTTCTTCGAAGTAGATGCGGGTGTATCCGTGGCCTTGGTAGGCGTCTGCGTCGCTGTCATTTTCGAGATATGCGAATCGAAGGCGGCCGCCCATTGGCCCGCGGAAATACTTATCTTGCTCATGCCATTTGTGGCCAATCGGGAGAAGTATTTGTTTCGCTCTTTCAATAAGTTCAATAAGTTGCGTGCGTTCTCTGCGGAGCGCGAGGCCGATTGCATGCTCATGATAGATGTCCTCGTGTGATGCCCAATCCCCGATAACCCCGTCTGACTTGCCCCCTCCTCTAGCTCCTCCGAACGCTACGTCATCAGCAGGACATGCAATGAAGGCAGACTGCTTGGGCTGGCTGTCCCAGATGATCTCCTGTTTAGGCTCAGTCTTTGAGGGCGGCATCGATCATGGCATCCCAATGCTCTTGACCTGATGCGCACCACTGATCTGTCTTTCGATCATAAGCATCTGCCCCCTCAATCATCGCCGCCGTCGGCTCCCTCATGGCCTCTACCACAGCCCTTGCGAAATGTTTGGCCAAGGAAGGATGGACTCGACAGCCTCGCTCTTGACCGCATCGATCAATAGCCATCTCTACCCGATCAAGCATTTCAGACATCAGCATCCTCTTTCAACAATTGAAGTGCCTCGAGCAGTTCCAGCCAGCCCTCGATCTCAAGCTCGGACATCGGCTCGCAATAGCCAGGGTTCGATTGCAAAGCGCGCTGGATCTTGCGCAGTCGTTCTTGGGCTTCAGCGCGGGTCATACTCATGAGTAATGGGAGGCTCGGCTGACTGCTGCCTCAATGGTCTGACGCAGACCCTTCTTGAACTTCTCACACCAATAGTCCGGCCTGATATCCCCCTGCACGATCTCGCAACTACCGGCGCGATAGTGCTCGCAGAGCCCGCAATGAGCATGCGGCTTGCCATAGGAGTAACCGACCTCTGATTTGGTGTACTTGGTCATTTCTTGCGTTCGGCCGCTCGCTTTTCGCTATAGGCGATTGCAACCGCCTGCTTGACCGGCTTGCCAGCTTTGACCTCGGCGCGAATGTTTGACTTGAACGCTTTCTTGGAAGTCGATTTCTTGAGGGGCATCAGTTCAAATCCTTCTGGTTAGGTAGTTGATCGGAGTATTGTTTTTGCCATGCCGCGATTTCGTTAACCGGAGGCGGCGTCCGGATAACCTTGTTCGTTGTAATTTCACCTGAAATTTCAACTGACTGTAGGATTGGCAATGCGCGATCCAATAATATCTTACCGGCCTGGACTTGGGTCGGCGTTAATTCGCATTCGCCCATGAAATGCTTGTGGAAACGATTGATCAGCTCGGCAACCTTGATCTTGGCGCGAGTGTTTTCATCATGCCTAATTTTATTAACTCGAGCGGGCATTTTCTCTCTCAATCGCGTCCATGATTGACTGCAAAGTCTCATTGTTTACGTGAAGCATTTCCCGCATGATCTCCATGGTCTTTTCGATGTCGGAAACCTTTTGCTCCAGTTCCAGAAAGCGCTTGGCTCCGAGCGGAAGCGGATTTGCGGGCTGCCTAAGGAGTTTGATTGCCATCACGACCCCTTCGGCCAAGGCACCAGCACCACGGGAATGCCCATGTGCTCGGACGGTACATTGACCTTTTTACCCGGTCGGATGCTCACACACAGGTACTTCTTGAACTCGCCGGTTTCTTCATCGACTTGAGTTCTGATCCAGACCGAGTGAAACTGCGCCGGAGCATTTAGCCTAGCAATCAGGGTTTGCGCGGCTGCGTTGTAGTCATCCATGGGCCTGCGTATCCTTCGCTGCTTGGGCCAGTAGTCCGGCGCCGCTTGATTTGGCGAGCTCAATGGACGCGCGAGAGCCGCCGTTGAGAGAGGTGCCAGAGTCGTCCAAAGGGGGATTGTTGCTCATGGTAGCCAAGGCATGCTCAACCGCATCCAGGCCCGCCTCTGCCTGATCCAGGAGCATTTCATGGGGAGTGAACGCCAGATCGGTAGCGTGCTCGATCTTGGACTCCCGGGCGATGATCTTGTCAGCCCTCGCCTCGATCTTGGCCGCTTGGCGCGGAGCCACTTCGGAGGCCATGGTTAGTTTCTCAAGCATTCGATTCATTTGGTCGTGCCTCTCATTCTCAAGTTGGAAACGGTATGCGATGACGTGTGCGGTAATTCGTCGGAGGGAGATTGTGAGATCACAGTCCACATCAAGCCCATCCTCGCTGTTTGATGATAGCACCGAGCTCGTGCGTCGTGCTCCCTTTGCCAGACCCCTTGGCTGTATCCTCATACTCAGTAGTAGTTCTATTCTTATGTGTATGTGTCATGCTTGAGCAAACTCTAGCATTTGCTTCAGCTATGGATCGATTCATCATAGACTTAGAGCCTCCTCTGAAACCTGCCGCCGCTCTTTTTTCAGAGATTTCTGCGCGCTTTCGCAGCTCAGCTTCGATCCGTTTGTGCTTCCAGCCATGTAAAAAAAAGGCCTGTAATGTTTCCTTCTCTTCCAACCAATTGCGTAGCTTTAGCTTAGCAATTGCTGCCAATTGCTTGTCATCCTCAGGAAGCTCTCGCTTGCGCCAATAGTGCATGAGCAGGAGCAAATACGCTCCGTGCTGAATTGTCGTCAGATGCCCTGTGTCAGCGAGGTAATCGCCAACGTAAAGAGGCATCCAAAGATCTCGTTTGCTCATCGCAGCGGCTCAAATCCATTAGATAAAAAAAAGTCAGGCATATAGCGGTCGATGAAGCTCTCTGGAATCTCAAACCATTCTCCAATAAGGCCAAAAAGATTAAGTTCTTCATGGAGTTCTCGTTCAGCCGCAATAACCTCGTCGCAAGGCAATACATAAGACCTATAAATATGAAGAGGACGAGGATTGCCGGTTTGAAGACTCGCCAGACGCGCACTCGGAGCTGAAATGGTCCGTCCTATTTTAACGGGACCATCCGGACCTTCAGAAATTATATAAAGATGCGCGATCATTTGACTTTGATCTCTTTCCGGAGCTGTCTAGTCATCAAATCCACCAGCCGTCTTGTCAGGACGGTCTTGCGCTCCGATCTAGGTTTGCATCTCCGGGCAGCCGCAAGCGTCTCCTGGTATTGCTTTGCAATAGGTTTCATGCTGCCTCCCGGTAAT